CCTACACGACGCTCTTCCGATCTTGATTATTTGATGTTTCCGAATGCAAAAATACATTTTTAATTTCAAATAGCACAAAAAGTCGTCCTTAAAAATGTATAAAACTACAAAAAGTCGTCCTTAAAAGTGTGGAAAATCGCAAAAAGTCGTCCTTAAAAATGTATTTACAGCAGCCATTTCCAGACTGATCCAAACCCAAAATGAAGGGTGAAGAGAATAGTATCTATGAGACTACTCATGTGCAGCAAAGAAATCGTGGGTATCTGTTTTGTAGAAGAACCCATTAGGAACTTTTTCCTTTATCTCCACATCAGGTTCTGAATCAAGGAACACCTCTCCTTTGGAATCTTTGTAGAAACGAAGTTGGAAAGTGTAATGCTCGTTGGTCTCGTCTTCCACAACAGAAATCTTATCACCATTAAGCGTATAGTTTCCATAATGGCGGTCTGTCACAGCGTACCCTGCGGTTCTTGCCCAGGCAATTCTATTTCCCTTGAAACCTACATAGTCATATTTTGAAACACCCGAATGGAGGTTCTCTGCCCAAGTGGTGTTATTTAAGCCCTCTACAGAGACATTAAAGTAACCACTATCATCATTACCATCATCATTCTTTGAGCACGACACAGCGAAAATAAGCACCAAAATAGGTGCAATCAAAAGCAATAATTTCTTCATTGTTTTATCTTGTTTAAAATATCAGTTACTTCCTCCGGTGATTTTGTTAAACGCCTTTATGATGGCAAGAAAATGAAAGTAGAAGCCGTAAACGATGGTCTTGTTACATGCTATGCCGGAGTTATAGACGGGACTCAATCATACCCAAAATCATCTTTAGGCTATGTAGAAAACAAAAAATAATAGTTGCTTATCGAAACTTTTATGAGCACGACAAACCTAGATAAGTGATTGAACCTATCGGGGTTATATCCTATGACAATATAATACGACCCTTGAAAGGGCTATTGTTTCTTATTGTTGATAAATATAGATGCGATGCTTGCAACAGCGGCGAGACCAAAGACACCGGCAAACCACGCACGATCAAGATAAAGGGCGTAGGCTGCGAGGCCCATTGTAACGACAATAGCCAAAAATGCGAAAAACATTCCCCACCAATTCATTCGACCCACCTTATGTTCATTGTAGTTAAGTATCTTTAGTTTTTTCTCATCTTGTTTGTGGCGGTGCTGTTGTTCACGCTCCGACGATTTAATGAGAAAATCAACTATCTTAGGATCGATTTTCTGATACTCCGCTAACTCTTGTGGTGCCGGCAGTATGTTGTCGTCAACCGAAACGGTCTGCTCTATCTGGTTGCCCACGGCATCGCCATTGGCGATGTTGGTGCCTTTAATTGAATATGATTGCTTAGCCATTACTAAATTTTAAATTTTCAAATGCCCTACGCACGTCGTGCGCCACGTTGTCACGGTCTTTTCTGAGGTTCTCCATATCGGTGTGCCGATTTGATGGCGTCGAGAAAAACTCATGCTTTAGTGCCTCAATTTCGGGTGAGTTCTCCTTGTATTTGTTAGAAGAAGCACTGCGCAAAACGGAAACTCCATTCTTGACGAAGTGGGTAATATCGTTGATGATGCACATAATTTTAACCTCCTTTTAAGATTATTTTTATATTACTCTTGTCCAACTCTGTAGACCTTTCTCATGTTAGCGTTGATAAATCCGCATGACGCAACGGGCAGCAAAACCTTTGCCCCGTTATTTGGAGTAAAATGCCCAACGAGTTGCGCCCTAACAGACATATTCTTTCTCCTTGGAATTGGAATACGACACGGCTGTACCGAAATTCTCCCTAACGGATTCGGCGTATTCCAATACGTCGGGGCCTATCTCGTTAAGATGCTTAATTTCTTCCCAGTCTTTATTTAACTGTTCCTTTGGTGTATTCTCAAAATACGCCTTTAGGCTTTCATATATTCCTGCCATTGTCGTTTTGTGTTTAAACATCCATTCCCATAATATTGAAAATCTTATTTTTGCCCTATTCTGTAAACCTTTCTCATGTGGGCATCAATAAATCCGCATGAGGCAACAAGCGGCAAAACCTTAGCCTCATCTTCGGGGGTGAGGTGTCCCACACGCTCAGCCTTTACCGCTACGCTCTTTCTCGCTTTCATGGAAAAAAGCTGCGCACAGTCCAAACGGCTGTCTTTCTCCAACACTCCTTTGTAGTCGGTGGCTTTCAAAATGCACTGAAAGCGTTGCATGGCTGGCACGTTCTCGTAAAAATCCAAATCCGAATTTATCAGGCAAAGCCCTATGGCATCGCCCTTTGAGTTCTTGCCGACTATAACAAAAAACTTCAACCTATCATCGTAGCCCTTGTTGAGTACTAAACCGTCGTTTCTGTCCATGTCCTGATAAACAATATCGCCCACGTTGAGGTCTGTGCCCGACTTTATGCGCCTGTCTTCCTGCATCTCGGCTTTGAGTGCCGCCAATGCCCCTTTAGCATCGTCAATCAACATGCCATTGACTCCTTGATAATCTGCACCTGGCGAATGTGGTTTACCATTGCATCCGACGCACCGCCTGCACGTGCAATGTCAATGAGTGTTAGCACGTCTTTCTGTGGATCGTCTTTCATTCGCTCGCACACTGCTTTGTAAGCATCATCGTGCGACAACTCAGAAAGTCGCTTTGAGTCAACGCCACCGTATTGGGCTATCGTCTTGTCCAGTTCCTCTTTTTCCATATCGGCTATATAGTCCATGTCCGGTGCCGCCGTGGCATAAACCCTTTGGTTTTCGTCCACGCGAATAGAAGACGTAAAACCTTTGAGGTCCGCCGACTCGTCGCCGTTCTCTACCATCTTCACCACCTTGTAAGTGAGCGATGGAACGGGGCCTAACTGACGTGCCTTAAACGTGTCCTCGGCAATGGTCAAACCATAGGTAGCCAAATACTCACGTTGTGCAAAATACATGATTTTGAACAGCTTGATATAATCCACGCCGTCCTTGAAGTGCTGCAATATATACAGTACAACTGCTGCTATCTTATTTATCTGCTCTGGTGATTTCATTTCGTTATAACGTATTGTTCCGCTGCAAAGATACTGCTTTTCATGCAAAAACACATAATTAGTTACTTACTTATATGGTATTTTAACACAAATCGGGGCAAAATTACCCGAAATCCGCCAAAAACGCCAAATTATCGGTACGGAAAACGACGATTTCCATACGGCAAACCGCCGATAACCGTACCGATAATCTCACGGCTCACCCAGGGCGTCCACTATCAGGCGCACTTGTGCCGGTGTAAAACTGCGGCTGCGCTCTGTGTAACCAATGGCGGCAAGCTGCTCCATAAGCCCGGGGTATAGGTGCATCCATCGGCGGAATTTCTTCCACGCCGATTCGGGCATGATGCAATTACAGTACTTTGCCGCAAGTTCCATGCGGCCGTACTCCCTTATCTTGAAATTATCTTTGTTCTGTTCCATGGGTGCAAAAGTAAGGAAAACAAACGTGAAAATACAATTAATCGCTGCCTACAACAGACGGTAACAGGACACAACGGCACGTATCCGGATTCTTGCCAAAAATGGCTGCTATCTTTGTGGCGGCAATAGTGCCAAACAACCTTTTAAACGCAAAAAGTATGATACGTTACAAGAAGTACAAAAGCAATCAGACGGGCGTAACCAAAAACAAGTGGTACGGCCGTGCCGTTACTGAACTTATGGAGTTTGAGGAATTCGTAAAGCACATGGCAAACCATCACTGCGTGTTCGGTGAGTCAACAATCCGCGGCGTGCTGATCGAGATGCAGATTTGTATGCGTGAGCTGCTGTTGGAAGGCAAGGCGGTACGCCTCGACGACCTCGGCATCTTCCGCATTGGCCTGGAAACCTCCGCGGCTACCACCGCCAAGGAGTTTACCGCCGACAACATCAAGGCTGTGCGCCTTAACCTCTATCTCGGCAAACGTTTCCGTGCCGCTGACCTCTACAAAGATGCCAAGTTCCGTGAGGCTGGCAAGTATGATGGTGGCGGCGACGATGGCGGCGAGACTGCCGGTACCCACGATGAGGGTAGCAACACCAATGGCGGCAATTCGTCAGGTGACGGCGACACCAGCGGCGGCAATATGTCGGACGTCGGCGGCTCCACCGATGATTCAGCCGATGTTGAGCTATAGTAATGGCTTCTGTAATCAGTGGCGAAATATCGTCAATAATGCCGTTTTTGGGCGTTTTGGCGGCATTTCGCCACTTTTCCGTATAGTTTTACCTCTCGTAGGTATAAAGTAGCCCTAACGTCATTAAAAGCGTTATCGCCCCATCTATCTTGCGGTATTGTGACACTTTGAGCGGCTTTTTGTTCTCCAGATTGTCGGTATCTATCACGCAATTTTCCAAACAGAAAGCGTTAATAGGGTTGTTGTTAAACTCTATCTTTACCGGGTCACTCCATGCAAGCATCTCAAAACTTTCTACTGGTAGGTTAAAGTTTCCGTAGGTCTGACTAAATGGGGTTAGCACGTTCCTCGCTCCGACAGACTTTAAGATACTCGTCAGCTCCTGCGCCTTGTAAGCATCATAGCCGATACGGATAATATTAACCAACTTACTGCGCCGTAGTATATCCTCGGTAATCATCGCCGTGTCTATCTTTTGCCCTTTGCAGAAAATAAGATACCCTTTTTCATTCCAAAGCCTATAAAGCTGCTCATTTGGATGCCCTTTCAATGCTCCCTCCGGGAAATAGTAATCAGTATGCGTGTAAAACTTCTTATTGCCCGATAGGTACACGGTATAAGATACTGCGCTGAAATCATCATGCACCGACAAATCAAACGCCACGGCACAATCTGGGCGGCCTTGCACCTGATCTATACAGAAATTGCCCAATAATTCTTTTGCCTTTTCGTGTGTAAACCACGTTTTTTCGTCGTTTATCGTGAAAATATTAAGCAATTTCGTGCGAAAAGCCATCATATTTTCGGCTGATAACTGGGCGGTCTGGTACTCATTTTCGTAGTAGTCCGGTTGCACCGTGATACCCAAATGCGGCTGCACCTTTGCCCACGTTTCCGGGCTGTCCTCTGCATCGTCCACATCAGGCATGAATATGGATGCAAACATGGTGTCGCTTTCTGCCTCACCTCGTAGTACTGCCATCACTCCGTCAAGTTCGTGGGCAAATGGGCCATCTACCACATCGCTCGCCGTGGTGATAATGATAGTTAGCGGCTCACGCCTTGGCCCCATTGATGTTGTCAATACGTTTTTGAGGTCTGCGCCGTTCTTACCTGCCGTGTTTCGGGCTTGGGCGTACTCGTCCATTATCACCAATGAGGCAAACAAACCATCTTTGGTTTTGGCGTTGGCCGTCAAACATTGTATGAGGCTATCACGTCCACGGTCTTTGAAAGTAATCTTTTCACGATTAACCCTAAAGTGCTTTTCCTTTGGGTCAATATCAAACATGATGTTTCGTATCTCATCAAAGCATATTTTAGCCTGATCATAGCTATTTGCGCCTACGTATGCCTGGGCGTTGTTATCGCCGAAAAGCATATCATAAACCGCCAAAGCTGCGCACGATGTCGTTTTGCTGAACTTTCGGGGCACGAATAGGTAGGCGGTACGTATCAGTCTGCGCCCATCTTCTCGGGCAAAGCCGTAGATATTGGCAAACTGGTAGGCCTGCACCGGGGTTAGCTTATAGCGTGTGCGCCCACGTATGCCACTAAACCGCAAAACCTCGTAGAACTTGAAAAAACGCTTTACTCGCTTGGGCTTCCAATCGTACTTATCAAGCATCTGCAAAAAGCGTCTTACTCCCAATATCTCATACAGGTTGTGTGCGTCTGGGTGGTCTATCACTCCAAACACATAATCGCCGATACGCTTATCTGTTTCAATAAGCGCACGGCGGTAGCGGTCGGCGTATGTACTGCGCCCCTGCCGCAACTGCTCCGATACCTCGGCTTTCAGTTGTCGAAATCTTCCTTTTTCTTCTTCTGTCATTAGTCGTCGCCCTCCTGCATCGCTGCCATAAAGTCGTTAAAACTATCGTTGTCGCTCTTTCGTTCCTTGCTCTCGGTGTTCATGCCCAAAGCCCTTAACGCTTTCTGTCCCTGCTGCAACAACTCAATATATAGCTTTTCTTTCGGGTCGATCGTCTTGCGCTCGTTACCCTCCCGGCTATACTCCACGTTTACGGCCTGGTGTCCGTCTGCCATGATCTCATCGCCCAAAATGTCGGCCCGTACCAACAACTTAGCCGTAATATCTACTTGGTATGTAAGTTCGGCGGTATATTTGCCTTGCTTCTTTAGCAACTTCACGATATACGCTTTCTTACTCTTAATCTTGGCGGCTATCTTCTTGTTGTCTTCCTCTGTGGATGGCTCCGGCAAAGTCTGGCTAACTGGCAATGGGTTGGCGGTCTTCGGCTGCGCCTTATCGCTGTAACCTCGCTTTTTGCCCTTGGTCTTCAGGTAGAAGATAATAGCCGTTGTGTCGTTGGCGTTTATCGACTGCATCAACTTGCTTTCGACAAAATCTACCTGCGTCTCGGTGATCTCGTCCACTTTCTCCTTAAACTCTGGGTCTGCGTTGTACCATCGGTAATAAGTACTGCGCCCTATGCCTATCGCCTCGCACGCTGTGGCTATGATGCCGTAGCCCTGCGCCAAAGCCTCCAAAAACTTTTGTTTCTTTTCTTCCATGCTGCGTTACTTTTCAAATGAGCGGATGCCGTCGAAGTAGTCTTTGTAAAACTCAAACAGCCCCTTATCAACTGTTATACTTCCCTGCTCCGTTCTTGGGTTAGTGTTAATGTTTGCGCTTGTCTGTATGCCGAAATAAAAGCCCTCATCGTAGTTGCACCCTGCGTATATCTTGCTGTGGTTCTTGAATACTGCGGCACGTCCTGCCTCTGGGTGGTCCTGATAGAACTTTTGTACCATCTGCCATTAATCTTATAGCTGCCCGGGAATATCTCGCCCAAATACATATCAAGTTTCTTAATGCGCCCTTGCTCGTACCATCGCCGTACCTGCAAAATATCCTCTGCCGCCATGCACCATGTAGATAACAAACAATAGTCTAAGTCGTGCTGATTAAGCACCACTTTCAGGTAACTAAGGCTATCCACGTCCCCGGCGGTGATAAAATTGTAGGTGGTATGGTCTTGCAGCTTGACGTACTGCATTGCCTCCAATAACTTGACCTCACTAAATGCCCGGCGGTACTCGTAGCGTTGTGATAACTCGGTACACTCCTTTGTACGTCTGTGCGCTCGCTTTGCCTGGGCGGTTGTCTCGGCTGTGGTTTCTTCCGGCTCCACCTCATCGGGTGGGGGGGCTTGGGTCTGACCTGCACCAAAGCTGCCAAATCCAAAGCCTGTGCCATCTTGGTTTCCAAACTTCATAAATATTGCTTTTTATTATTAACCTACACACGTGGGCGTTTTTATATCGTGCCTAATATGCCGGGGCTTTGCATCTGGGCAAAATCCCCCACGGCCCAAAAATCGGCTCACGTGTGGAAAAGGGGGTTGGTGAGGTTTAACCTACACCACCACCCGAAATAAAAACCACCCCCGGGGTCTCAAACCCGAAAGTCTTAATAATTCCGTCCACTTCTTCATCGGACAATCTAAACCATTCTCCTTGTACTCTCTTGGCATTATACACACTATGCAAATGTACTTCGATGTCTCTATCTACATAGCCTATAAGCTGCACTTTCTTTGTACTAAGTACTTGCATACGTGTATGTATGTCTTTAGATTTTCCAATCTTTATCAAGCCATTTGCGTTGCTTCTGGCTAAATACGTCTGAAAGTACGTCTTTGGTCTAAGTCCTATTGACTCGGCGCAAACCTTATTTCGCAAATCAAATAACTTGGCTTCGTCCATAATGGCTTTTGCTCTATCCATCATTTCGGCATATAGCTTGTTTTTCACTATCGCCAATTGCTCGCCTAATTCAGCGTTGTATCTATCTAACACGCTATTGAGTTTATTGCAAATACGGTCTTTCCATTCTTCCAACTTAGCTTTATCTTTGCTTGTTCGTCTCATAGTCTGACCTTGAAACTGTATCTCTGCCGTATATGATATACCGCCATTCTTACGCTTACGCTCATAGATTGAGCCATAAACATTTCCACCCTTATGTTTCATATCTCTGCTATTTCAAAAATTTATTCACAAATCTTTTCAGGTGCTCTTTGGCTCGGTTCTTTGCTTGAACTTTGCCACACCTGCCCATGTCCGTATGTACCTTAACGTGGCACTCGTGGCATAGGGCCTTGAGGTTAAAGTAATCAAACATCAGGCGTTCTTTTTCCTGCCTCGTTAGTCCATCCTCAACCGGGATAACGTGGTGTACCTCGGTGGCTGCTGCCACTCTGCCCAATTCCTCGCACCTCTCACATAGTGGTGTATCGTTGAGTTTGTCACGTCTCAATCGTAGCCACTTGGCCGTATGTATCAGCCTTATATAGTCTTTATCCTTTGCCATATTCTAATATTCGTCTTTGATGTCTATTGTTGTGTGATACTTCCTTACCAAAAAGTTGAGGCTATCCAACAATGATTGCTGTACGCCCTGCTTACCACTTAATGCCGTGTTGGCTCTTTCATCTACGGTGTTGGCACAAATCAACTTATACACCTGTACTGGGTACTGCTGCCCTTGTCGGTGTAATCGTGCGTTGGCCTGTTGGTATAATTCCAGATTCCAACCTGTGCCAAACCATACGATATAGTGCCCACCTTGCTGCATATTCAAGCCAAACGCCGTGCTCATCGGGTGGGCTAATAGTACGTCTATCTTTCCGGCGTTCCATTCTTTCAACTCCTTTTCGCCCTCGTATGATTTAACGATATAGCCTTTCAGTTTCTTTGCGATACGTGTTACATCATGCTTGAACTGATAGAAGACTAACACATGATTACCGTTTGCAGCTTCCACAATCTCGGCTAACTTATCCAACTTCTCATCGTGTATTTCGTGTACGTCCTTGGCCTCATCGTATATTGCACCATTGGCAAACTGGCTTAACTTATTCATCAGCCCGGCGGCACTATTCGCTAAGATATTGGCATTTTCTCCGGTATGCAATTCGGTAAACTCCAAAACCTTTTCTTTCTCAAACTTGTTGTATGCCTCCATCACCTTTGGCGACAAAGTAAGTTTGGTTTCGTGGGTGATCATGTCCGGCAACTGCAAATAGTCCTTTGCTTGCATCGAAAGACAAATATCGGAAATCTTGTTTTTGATGATGTCCTCACACCCTTTTTTGATGTCGCAACGTACTATTACGTTGTTCCATTTGTGGGTCTCAAAGTAAGTTTCACGATACTTTGTCACACTCTTGCCTAAACGCTCGCCCATGTCTATACAGTACATTTGTGCCCATAGGTCTATCAGTCCGTTAGGTGCTGGCGTTCCTGTAAGTCCGATAACTCGATTAACTGTTGGTATGGCTGTACGCATCGCCTTAAATCGGTTTGATTTAGAAGATTTGAAACTGGTTAGCTCATCAATCACCAACACATCAAACGGCAACTGACCGCCGTACTTTCCAACCAACCATACAAAACTATCGCGTCCGATAACGTAGATGTCCGCTTTAGATGCCAACGCCAAATTACGCTGCTTCTCTGTGCCCATCACCTTTGCCACTCTCAGGCTTTGCAAATGATCCCACTTTTCTGCCTCGGTAGTCCATGTTGTTTCGGCTACCTTTTTCGGTGCTACCACCAATGTACGGCTAACCTCGCAATCGTCCATCAACTGTTGTACTGCCGTTAATGTAATAACACTTTTTCCAAGTCCCATATCTAACAGCAACCCACATCGTGGATGATCCAATACCCATTGTATAGCTGCCCTTTGATAATTATACGGTTTAAATTTCATAGTCCTTATGTTCATTATGCCATTTGGCGTGTAACTTCTGACTGGCGAAAACTATTAAGTTTTCTGGTCTGTTATCTCTTTTGTCTCCGTTAATGTGGTGTACCACTTCGCCCGGCTTTAATGGTCTTCCCAATTTCTTTTCGGCTTCGATTCGGTGGGTATGTCTGCCAAACGTTTTGGTGTACGTCTTGCCTTTTCCTTTACCCAAATGGGCTTTACGTTCTGCCAATCTTCTTTCGGGTGTCATAGCCGTTGGGTTGTGGGTGTTGTTATAGTTTGTCATTCTCTGACTTGTGAACTGTTTAGAACACTCAACACAACAGAAATTATGCCCAAATACATAGTCATTCCATCTTTCAAACTCCTTACCGCAATTGTCGCACTTTACCAAAGTAACCTTTGCTAAGTGTCGGTGTTCCTTGCAGCAATAATTTTTAGTCTTAACCGTACTTGGTTTCTTGTCAAACCATTCTCCGCAATAATCACACAAAACTTTCATTGTTCTGCCCTCCAAACTTTAATTAATTCGTCGATCGTCTGTTTGTTGTCAATTGTATAGACTTCGTGGCCCATGCTTACCAACTCATTTTGTCTTATGGTTTGTATCTTCGTTGGCTTCTTACCTTTACTTTTCAACTCCACCCAAACAACCTTACCACCATGTAGGCATACCACTCTATCAGGATAACCCACCATGTTTGCATTTGAGTATTTGAGGCAAATGCCGCCAATGGCTTTCACCTCTTGCACCAAATATTTTTCTATCGCCTTTTCCGATACCTCGGCGTGGCGTGTTATTGTTTCTAACTTCTTCATATTTTCAACTTTCGCCCTGTAAACATTCAATTTCCAACTTTTCTATATACGTGTACGTATGTGGGTAAATATATAGTTTATATAGGTATATAGTATATATAACACTACTATTCTACTTATACTATATTTTATTGTTTACATTGTTTACATATATAGTTATATATTGATATTCAGTACTTTAGCCGTAAACAAAGATGTAAACAAAGATGTAAACAAATAAACTATCTATTGTTTTTGTTTACTTTTCCTTTTTTGTCGTTTCTGCCTTTATAGCCCTGTAAACAACTTCGTTTACATTTTCTTTGTTTACGTCTTCACACCTTATAGGTCGCTTTCGTCGTCTTCCTCTGGTCTGCTAAATGCCCTTTGTGTTCCATATATCGGAAATCTTGCAGACGATAATTTTAGCCAACCTAAATCGTCCAATACCTTATTAACCCTACGTGCTTCGTACTTATACCCTTTATCTGAAATGTTGATGCCCATCATTTCGCAAAGAAATTCAGCGGCACACACCTTGGTACGTATTTCTACACCTGTTTCGTCCAATGGGTCGGGGTTCTTTATGTATGCCCGGCGGCGGTTCAAATCCCATGTATTCCAGTCGGTCGGTAGCTTCATATCCAAAAACTCCTGTACTAAACCCTGTAATGGATCGTCGCAATTGTCGTTAAACTGCTGCTGTCGTTTTTTGGCTGCTTCCTCCAGATTATCCGACAAAGCCAATTTCTCGCCGTCCTTATATCGTTGCACGGCTTCTGCCCATAACTGGTTACGATCGGCTTGCAAAGCTGCTCTGAAATCGGGGTACTTTCTGTACTTAGCATCAACCTCAATTACCCAAAAACGGCGGTTTCCGGTCTCACCCTTTAAGAAATATGTTTCGTTGGTCGTACCGCAAAAAACGCATTGTCTCGGGTGGGATTCCATCACGCTGCCGTATGCCGGGCGGTACATATCATTCTGACGGCTTATGTAGGCTTTAACCTGCTCAACGTCTGACCGCTTGATACTGCCCAACTCCGGTAACTCGATAACCCAACCGTTCCGGGCTTGCTCCATACCTTTTGTACCCTCCATCGTTACCAAACTATCGCTAAACCAATCGCCACCCATCACGTTGAAAAGCGTAGATTTACCGATTCCCTCGGCTCCGGCGATAATCAGGCAATAATCATACTTGCACCCTGGGTTCATCACTCGGGCAACTGCCGCCGTAAAGTGCTTACGTGTCATAGCTCTGTTTAGCTCATTATCTTCTGCACCCACGTAGTCGATAATTAGGCGGTCTAAGCGTGGCACGCCATCCCACGTTAGACTATTGAGGTAATCACGTATTGGGTGTACTCTGTGACGTGTAACGACTGCTACCAAAGCATCTTTAATTTTGTCCTTTCCAGTTACTCCGTACTTCTCATCTAAGTAGATTCTTAGATTTGCATCATCAGTATTACCCCATTGTGTCGCCTCGGCGTTCCACGGCAAACCACCTGTTATGTAGTTAAACCCATTAAACAGATTTTGCCATATATGGTTTTTCAACCTTGGGTCGTTCTCCAGAATAGCAATAATATTGCTTGCTGTTGATTTGATGCTGCCTTTCTTGTCAAAGTCTAATTCAGCCATCCACTTATCTGTATTTTCAGATACTGCGCTGTCCCCGGCTTCCTCTGTTTCGATGTCGGCAAAATCATCATCGGCCTGGCCCTGTCGCTCCTTTGTAAGTAAGATTCTTACCTTTTTGTCCTTGGCTACGAAATCTTGCATTTTCAGGTACGACGGTAAACGTGTGTTGTCTGTTATCTTTGTACCCTCATCCTGCACACCAAATAGATGTATTCGGCAAAGGTCGAAAGCATTGCAAAGCTGCTTACTCGCCGGGTCTGTTTCGTGGTTGCTGTATGCAAACTTACCCTCATAGCAAACCAAACCTGCCGCCACACTACCATTAATGTAGGTGTATCGCCCATCGTGGGCGGTCTTCTCGTACACATCAGGTAGAAACGTGTCGATGGCATCCTCTATTGAGTAGGCACGGCAAAAAGCACCAATTAAGCCGGGCTTTTCGGTCGGATCACCTACCTTTTTCAATTCGTGTACGATGATGTCACCCTCTCGGCTCGATACTGGCCAAAGTGCCACATCTTTATAGTCGTGGTACTGCTTTAGGAACTCATCAACGTTGCATGCCTTGCCGTCTTGGTACTCAAACACATATTCGCCGTCTCTGCTTGTAGATGGATAATAAAACAATCTCGCTAACTGATAGGTGGTATCGTCGAACACCTCAATATTAAGTTTGCTTGCTATCATCCTGCAAAGCGGCTCGTACTCATCTGGGCGTACCTGACGGCTCAATGGGAACACTAAACGATAGCGAGGGTTTTCCGGCGTGTGCTTGTGTGTGCTGTAAAGCATCGCCGCAAAGTCAAAGTTTAACGTGAACTCATCCCAAAGGTCGGGTGTACCGTAGTCAATATCAAGCGTGGCAATACTTCGCCACATCACGTTAGCGGTCTTTCGTGTTCCACCTGATAGGTAGCCACCGACAAAACCGCCCACGTCCTTGATACTGCTTTGTTCTTCTCGGCTCATCTTGGCGTACTCGCTTACGCTTTCCGTTGTTCGCTTCGTTTCGCTGCATCGTTCTACCAACTTCGCCCATGTTGTCGCTTTGTTCTTCCACTTCTTTGCCATACGGCTATGGGCTGTTGCTATGTCGATCGGGAAATCATTGTTTAACTTTATCTGTACCATGTGCCAATCTTTCTAAAGATTCATACGATAACTTATCTAAGATACCTTTAAAGTACTTAGCATCTTCCTCGGTGCTTGCCTTGATAGTAACCGGGCGCACACCGATTTTGCCTATTGGTGGGTGTACCACTAATATGAAAGGTCGTGGCTCATCGTCCAACTGCTCGAAAAGGTATTTTAGGTTGCTCGCCCTAATAACCTTAAACCTTATGTATTTGAAATCCTCTGCCATATTGTTTTACTTTTTAAGATGATCGGGTAAAAACGAAAGTATATGCTTTATAACCTCTACCGTCCAACCATTGCCCAACATACGGTATTGTTGTGTTTCTGATACTTCCCATTTATACCACTCTGGTATAGTTTGCAGTCGGGCGCACTCTGTCGGCGTTAATCGCCTGACTTGCAGCCCCCCCACTAAGGCGTTAATCGTCTGCCCTCCGTGTCCATTCATCAAAGCCGGGCTTTTGCCATCAGCTGCATAAACTCGGTTTTGTTGGTATGGCTGCGTGCCTCCACTTTCACGGCTTGGGTTTATCTGCTTGATTCCGTCTTTTGGCTTGCTCACTAATAAATTATTTTGTTGCCACGAATTAGCGGATAACGTAGGCGACTTTTCGGTATTGATAGCACCTTTGTTTTTGCCTCGTGGTCGTTGCATTATCAAATTATCTTTTGCCACTGTCGTTAAACAGTTGGTCTTACCGGGGTTCGGGCTTTCCTCAAAGTGTTGTGGCTCGCCTCGGTATGATCTGCCCCTTTGGGCTACACAAATTAAGTCTTTCACACTACGCCCCCCCACTGTCAATGTACACATTTTGTCTGTTTCCTTATGGAAAATAGCCTTAAAGCCGTTGCCGTGTTCCTCCTGACGTTTGTTATATGCTAATAACTTTTCTACATATTTAGGACTAAGGAAATATTTTTCATCGACTTCATCCTGTAAGATGTCTTTTATAAATATGCGTCGGTCTGTCGGCTGTGGTATTGCGCTTTGAGGTAAACCGAATAAATCACACTGCGCCAATTTGATGTTAGTCCAATAGATACGTTTTCTAACTTGTGCCGATACCAAAGCACTATTTATATGAACGCCTACGATACCCAAAGCCTCATTAATAACCGCCTCCCATCGCTTGCCCATTTCAACATTTTCAAGCATAAATAAGATGTTTGGGTTTGTCTCTCGTAGCTCGTTAAGTATTCTGACGTACTCCCAAAATAAGTAACTTTGCCCCTCAAACTCAAAGCCCTGTTGTTTTAATTCCAGATACCTTGTTAAGGTCTCGATTTGTTCTTTGCTTTTGGTACTCATTCCTGCACGTTTTCCGGCAAAACTAAAACACTGGCATGGGCTGCCACCTATCAGCAAATCAATTTTGCCCAAACTCTTAGCGTCCACTTGTCTAACATCGCCTAACTGCACGGTGTCGGGAAAATTCGCCATCGTGTTTTGGATTGCAAACTTATCTATTTCGCTTGCGTAGTATTTATCAATCGTTACGCCCAATTCCTTTAACGCAATTTGTCCGCAACTCATGCCGTCGAATAAAGAAAGAATAACCATATTATAAGTACCAAATCTTAAAATACCGCCAATCTATGCAACCGGGGCACTGCTCGCAAACCTCACACTCCGATAGATGGCAAACTCCATAACCGGGTTTGTCTTTATCAGGATCGTATGATAGGCACGTTTTGCAGTACATCTTTTTCATAACTGGCGGTATTGGTGAATAATGGCACGGCTTTCGCCGTGCTTAAAGATTAAAAACTAAAATATTAAGGGCTAAAAAATAAATGCTGACACTGCCCTAACTCTGCCCGCGTAGCTGGCCTTAGTGCCCCAACCGTTCGAATTACCGTCGCTGAGGCCCAGACCCCATGCGTAGGTAGCACTGCACTCGGTAGAAGTCCAATACCAACGGTCTTGCAGTTTATCGCCCTTGGCAAACTCCAAAGCTGCATTGATAGCCTTTTTGTTGATAAAGATACGGTACAACTCGCCTAAAGATGGTATGTACCAATCATCAGCTAACTTTATCTGTGGGTTCAGGATATTACGCAAATGGTTGGTGTTTCTTGCTCCGTCCATGTCCGCTACTGCATCGTCGTAGATGTCGGTATAGTAGGCTTGGTCGTTTTCTTCGTCGCCATTTGCCTTTGTTGTTAGCGTGATACCATCGCCGTTAGCCTCATCGTGCAAAGCTATCTTAATGCCAAAGCTACCCATCTTCAAACCGATAGCCACTACCTCACTATCCATGTTATCGTCTTTGGTGTACTCCAGTTCAAACAAAGTTGCTTTGCCGTCGGCGTGTACCAAATAGATGCCGTCCTCCATATTGCCGGATTTTGGTAACTGCGCCTGTACTGGCTTTTCGTCCTTACCCATTACAAAGGTATTGGCTTTCTCCGCATCTTCCACGTTGCCACACCATTGCAATAACTCGTATCTGAATTGCTGCACGTCTGATAGTGCCTTACTTGTCTGTATCTCCATTTTTGTATATGCTTTATATTGTTTAACTAATCTTCTTTATACCATGCCCACGCTGCAAATTTCGCCTCTGCCACTATCTCATCAGTAATAAGCGGCTCGATCTGGCTTGCATACGCCCACATGATAGGTAACTGTGGTTCCTGGGTTTCAGCCTTGCCGAAATCACATTCAGCTGGAACGACGTTACTATGGTGAAATGTCATTAATCGGCAAAGCGGATATTTTCGTTTGCCAACCTTGAAAAGTAGATATATTGGCTTTAATCTTTTAGGGGCCTCGGTCGCCTTGTGCCATTCTACTTTAATGTCTATTGTCTTGCTTTTTGCCATATTGCCATATTGCTTTATTGTTTAATCTTTTAGATAGTATGGGGTGGTGTACCCTGCACCTTTGAGCGGCAAATCTCTGCACCACGGTATAGGCTCACTAAACAAAGCCTCAATCATCGGTAACGTCTGGTCTTTCGTAGCCTCAACGATGATCTCATCGTGTATATGGAAAACTACGTTTAGCCCTCGTTGCTCGGCTCTAAGTATCACACAACCCAATATGTCACGTGCCGTAGCCTGTACGATGTTCTCGGTTAGCTTACCGCCGTAGGTTCTCAATTTTCCCCACTTCTTCGTTTTTTGGTTCAAACCCTCATACTCGATAATTTCGTGGTCGCCTCGCCAACCGTCGTTTGTCTCGATTCCAACCTCTGTACGTGGGTAACAAATAGTCCTGCCACTTGGTAGGGTAATTAGCAACATACCCCAACGATAACTGATTACGATACCTTGTTGTATTGTTATGCTTCGCCCTGTCTTAATGGCTGTGATAGCTGCCTTTTCAACGGTACGCCATAACTTAACGATATGTGGGTTACTGTCTCGCCACTTGTTTACGATGTCTTTTTCCTCGGATTCTGTTAACCCCAACTTCTTACCGCCCATCGCTTCCAATGCCGATACACCGCCGCCGTAGCCCAAACCCAAAACGGCTACTTTGCCTTTCGGTCTCAAATCTCCGTTGGGGCCGTGCTTCTGAACTGGCACGCCAAACATTTTACTTGCCGTCTCGCAATAGATGTCATGCCCTTGCCTGAAAGCGTCCAATACCCATGTTTCCCCGGCTATCCATGCTATCACACGTGCCTCGATCGCTGAAAAGTCGCATACGTGGAACGTGCAACCGGGCTTGGCTATGAAAGCGGTACGTATCAACTCGCTAAGTACTTGGGTAACGTTTCCGTAGTTCATTTCAAACTCTTCTAAATCACCCTGCTTAACCAAATAGCGTGCATCATCCAGACTTTCCAGATGATTTTGTGGTAGGTTCTGCAACTGCACTAAACGCCCTGCCCATCTGCCTGTACGTGCGGCACCGCAAAACTGCAACAAACCATGTACTCGGTCATCCTTGCAGACACATTTTTGCATAGTTGTGTACTTCTTGTTAGAAGTCTTACCCATTTCCCTACGCAAAGCCAAAACTTTTTGCACCTTGGGCCAATACTTAAATTGTACCTCGTAGTCGTCCAAATTCTTTTTGTTGAGGCTATCAATAGTAAACCCGGTGTTCTCGGATATGTATTGTTTAATCTGTCCGGGGCTATTGGGGTTACTCATGCCTGTAAGTTTTCGGGCTTCTGCAAATAGCTCATCTTTGTATAGCTCATCAAATCGGGCGGCGTTGTTTACCAAAACTTGGTCTATCATCACGCCACGGTCGTTAATGTGCTGATCGGCTACGTACAAATCTTCGTCAAACTCTGGTGCTTCCAATCTTCTGACCTTTTTTAAGATGGCTTGCTCCACGTCCACGTCTCGGATATTGTAGGCTTTGAACGTTGCCCACTTTTCGGGCGCATCGCTCGGCTTGTGTCGGATCATCTTTGTTATGCCCTGTTTGGTTTGCTTGTTTGGAACACTAAAGTATCTTATCAGGGCTTTACCCTCTGTCATCTTTCTGTCTTCCAGTTTAAGCACCTCACCACATTGAGCCAACGAAAGCGGCAAACCCATTCGGGCGGCTCTTACCATCGTACACCGCCATTGTCTCGGGTCTAATCGCCCTTTGATGCCTAAATACACGCCGATACAAATACGCTCAAAAGCGGCATTGAAAGCGGTCTTTATTACCTCGGGGTCGGTTAATGCTGCTTTGATGTCCGGCGGCAAAGTTTCGCCGCTTGCAAAGTCCACACATTTCGCCGGGCTACCGTCCACGCTATACCCAAAAAGCAATATGGTAAAGTCTTCGGCTTCCACGTACTTGTAAACGCCACACTCGGTCAGGTCGTTGCTACTATATGTTTCGATGTCTATGCCTAATTCTTTCATACGCTTTGTTGTTTGATTACCCCGGCGGCTTCCTCTTTCCACCGCCGGGGGCTACTACATTAACATTTTATCGTAGAGAAAAAAGCACTTTACAAATCGTCGTCGTCCTCGTCGTCGATGCCGTCCAAATCGCCAAAGTCGCTTTCGGCTGATACTCTGCCGCCCAAATGGTCGTCGTCCTTGAACTTCATAATGTTGTTGAGGCCGCACGCTACGCCCTTGTTACCGCTTACGTCGTAGCCATAGAAAGTTACCGACACAATCGCCCAAACGCCGCTGTAAACTTCTTCCTCGTCCACGATAGGCACTTTCTTGCGATCTACCACGCCCGGGCGTGTGTTGCTCTTGGCGTTCAAATAGAAGTGGTCTTCGTAAACCTCATCGTCCTTTTCGTCGCCGTCACGCAAAGCCAAATCAAGTTTCTTAGGCTCTTTGCCTCCCCACTTGGCTACGATAGCGGCTTTCTTAGCTGCCTCGATTGCCTTTTTGATTGCTTCGATAGTCTTCTTTTCAGACTTCGGGATCAAAACGTTAGTCATAAACTTGCCCTCACCGTCACCGTCTGGGCTGTACTTCTCAAATACGTGTGTGTAACTAAGGCGGCATGGGCCAAAGATTACCTTAGTGTCATTAACTACTTTAGGGTCTATCATAATTGTATGAATTTAAAATGTTAAACTTAAATGTCTTTAAAATCGTCTGCTGCCTGATTAAACGCCGGGCGTTTATCTGATTCAGGCACTAACGTTGGTTTGCCTTGTGGCTTGTTGATGTACTCGGCACAAATTGCATCAAAGCGTTTCTTACCAATGAGCTTCTCCAAATCGGTAATACTTCGTAGCTCGGTAGGCTTAATGTAGGCTTCTTTTGCAAAGCCCTCTTTGCCTAAAAGTTCCATCACGGCGGTTGGGTTTGTTATCTTTCTGATACTGCGCCCCTCAACGATTTTGAAACCTTGATACTGTACGCCACTTAATGCCTGTTCCAAACTGTACTCCTCAACTCCAGTTAGCCACGTTTTGAACGTTGAAAGCAAAGGTAGTATAGTGCTTTCCATTACTTCCTTGCTAATCTTACGTGGGTCGGGGCTGGCTTGCTGTGCCTCGATACACATAGACGATAGGGCTTTGCAGTTTGCCTTAACCTTGCAGAACTGACACCAATTGCCCGGCTTTTGCTTACCTCCGGCATAGGCTTCGTTGGCTTTTGGTTGCAGCTCATCGACTGCCCAATTAATGAGGTCGGCGGCATCTAACTCAAACTCCGAAAGATTGTCAATACGTGGTTGTACGATAGTCATGCGTACCTTACGTATGTCGTACTCAAAGTTAAATAAGTCCCATGCACCCAAAGCGTAAATCATCATTTGTGGATTTTCCACGGCTGACACCTTTACACCCTTACCATACTTAAAGTCGATAACCTCCATCACGCCATCAGCGATAATGATAGCGTCCGACGTGCCGAAAGCATCAGGCACATAGTGACTAAAATCTAACTTGACCTCAACCAACAATTGTGCGTCCTTGGTCTTAGCTCGGGCGGCGTTGAACTTTTCCAGTACGATAGTTTTGTACGTATCGGTGTACTCGTCCATTTCGCCGCTGTGGTACTGCTCGTCTAACTGCGCTATCTCGGCTTTTTCCTCATCCACCGACAAACCCAAAAACTCTTTCAGTTTCTTGGCGCAATAGGCGTGGGCTAACGTTCCCTCCTCTGCAAAGGTGCTGCCCTTATCCTCCACGTCTCTTTCCAGAAGTGGGGCGGCTGTGCAATTCATCCATCTGTGGGCCGCACTTGGTGATAATAAAGCGTGTTTACCTGCCATAATTGTATATGATTAAATGTTGTTACTAAAATGGGCAATTTGACCCGATCGTGCCATCTTCCATTATCTGCAAACCATCGCACTGCTCAATGAAATTTGCAATCTTGTCGCTTGGCAAAGCACTCGGTTTGTCTGCACCCAACAAAGCGGCTATGTTCTTGAACTGTGCCGTTAATGGCTTGTGGTACTTTTTGTACAAATCGCCGTTGGTGTTCTCTTTGTAGTCTTCACCCTCGATACGCTGACGTGTGGCGTGCATAGCTGCCCTAACGTCTTCGGCGGTTAATGGCTTCTGCTCTGCCTCTGCCTGGGCTTTGGCCTGGCCCTCATCCTGTGGGGCCGCTTCCTCTGCCTTGGCTTCTTCCTGCTCGGCTACCTGCTCACCGTTGGCATCGGCTTCGTTGGCTGCTGCCTCCTGCTGTTCGTCTCCGGCTGGCTCCTTTGTAGGCTCCGGTTTGTCGGCGGCTGCTTCCTCTTTCTTCTTTCTGCCTCGCTTGTTAGTAGGCTGTGCCGGGGTGGTGTCCTCTGGCTTGTTATCTACTTGTCCGTTTCCGTTGAGTGCTTCCTCGGCGGTCGGCATAACTGTTGGTCGGTGGCACAAAATGGCATTTACCAAAGCCACAATTTCAGGTGTTACACCCAAATTGACCTGTACGTTAATACTAAAATCTGTTTTCATCTTTGTATATGATTAAATGATGTTACTTATCTTCGTTGATGTACTCCAATAATTCATCTATCTTTCTGTGCTTTGCAAACCATACGTACAAACGTATGTCGAAATATGCGAGTGCTACGGCTGTAAACTTGGAATAGATCACTAACTCCCAATAGTTGGGGTTATCATTGTGTGGCATCCCAATCAGATTGAAAAAAGCGATAAAGCCGATAACCACCATCAGCCAATAACGCCAATTCTTCATTACTTTTTTCATACGGCTTAATTTTTAAAGATACATTGATTTCCAACACTTGATTATTTCCGCCCCCGTAGTGATTAAGCCTTTTCCGGCTTTCCTAACTCTGAACTTGATAAGCCCATCGTTAGCGTACCGGGCGACGGTGTGCCGATCTACATGCAACGCTTTGGCTGCTTGCCCTTGGTTATACAAACCGTCCGGCTCTACTTCGGGTTTGGTGATAATCATATAGCGTTACGTGTGATGGTTAGTGTATTGGCTGTATAGTCCGTTTTAACGCTGAACTTGCAGCCCATCAAATTTTGAAACTGATACGTTAAAGCCTTGCCGTTGTCGCACGCTTTCGCATCAGGTAGGTAAAACGTTTTCGTCTTTCCTGCGTCAATTGACCGCAAATCGTCACGTGTCAATTTGATTGCTTTTCCTGTTTCGTCTGCCATAAAAGTATAAATTTTATTAAAATTACTTACTTAGTTACTTATACCTTTGGAGAAAAAGAAAAACTGCCGTATATTTGCAGTTGGGTTTATGGTATGTTGGGCAAAATGTCCGACAGCCTTTCTTGTACTCGTAAGGTTAGTTACTTACTTATTTCGAGTGCAAAGATACGGCGAAAAATCGTCATTTATTAACTATTATTAATAATAGCCGTATGTTTGAAACTATCAATCAAAGGATAAAAGCGGTATTAGATACCGTGTATCAC